ACTACTGGTTCAAAACTTGAAGGATCCATTACAGGTCCTGTGCTCATTAATGGAACGTATGGGCAGTAGAACGCTGGAGCATCAGTTTCTGATGATCCTTTGTAACCTACTAATACGTCTGTTCCATCAGCCGCGTAGTTGTCTACAAAAACTTTGATAGTTCCGTTCAAAGTTCCAACAAACTTAGTGTTTGTAGGTGCTTCGAAAGAACCTTCAGTTGTTCTTGCAAAAGTTGAAGTTGACGCACTTTGTAGGATTGTCAATGCTTCTGGAGATACAACAACGTAGTTACCAGCACCACGTCTTGTTCTAGCCGCGATTCTATTCGCCGCTCTGTTGATCTCAATAGCCAATGCCGCATGTCTGTCACCGACAAATACACTTTGTCCACTCAATGAAGAGAAGTTAAGTGTGTTTGATCCTGTTCCAGCAAGAGTTCTTAGTGAACCGATAATTTCTTGGTCGATTTCAACTACGATTTCTTGTGCTAAGGCTTGCATAATTTCTGCTTCAACGTCAACGCCGTGCATACTTTCTGCATCTTGAGCCGCCTCAAAAGTCCATCTGGCTGAAAGACGTCTAGTCTTCGCTTCAACAGTTTCTTTTAAGATTTGAATGCTCATCTTCTTACCAGGTAGTCCCTCAGCAGACGCTGTTGCATCTGGAGATCCTGCATAAGAGTTTGCAAGTTTAAAAGGACTTAAAGCCTCATCACCTGCTGTTGCTCCACCACCAGTTTCCGCATAACGGACTCTTAGTGTGTGAATTTGCCCTACTGGGCCAGTCATTGGTTGTACACCAACTAGTTCATTTGCGATCACGGAAGGCATAACCCTTCTGATCAAAGGTAACATCACCTTGTTTAATGTTGCTACGGATCCTGCACCTGTGGCTCCTGCGGTTGCGGCCTCTGACAATTGACGCTTTGCGTTTTCGAGTACCACGTCCATAGTTTGCTTACGTTGACCTTGTAGGCCTTCTGTAAGTGCTTCTTTGGTTGCGGACCAGTTGCTTTCAAATAAATTTGCCATTATATTACTCCTGTTATTTTGAAAGTCCGGCTAGTTTACGGATAGTGTCTATTTCTACTACATCATCCGTTCTGTCATTGGCTTCTGCATTTGCAGTCACCTTCTTATCACCAGTGTGTTCTTTTGTTACTGATTCTGTGATAGTCTTCTTAACTCTCAATGTTTCGCCATCTAAAACAGATGGGAGATACTTATCGAATTGCTTCGCTAATTTCTCTGTCTTAACATTTTCAAGTAAATCTGACATTATTTCTTTCTTCTCTTTGCCTAATGGAGACATAAGTTCATTTAATGTTTCTTTACGATCCATTAAATCTTGTGCCACTTTCAACTTGCTTTCAGTAATTTTCACTGCTTCATCTTTCGATGTTGCAGTTGCTTCTGCTTCTTCAAGTTTAATTTTCATTTCGGCTAATGTTTTCTGAACTGCTTTAATTTCTTTTGCTTCGTTCAAGTATGAAGTTCCATACTCGTTAGCGAATGCTTCAAAAATTCTGCGTCCAAAGTCGTTCTCACGAGCTGACGTGATGTCATTACGGAAAGATTTAACTTCATTAACAAGAACGTTGTTTACAACGCCTTCGACTTTTTCAGCCGCCTTGCTAATAAATGCTTTTTTGGCTTCTGCTAATTGCTTTTTGCCTTCTCTTACCATTTTGACCTTTTGCTCAACTAATGCTTTCTTGTCTTCGTGGAACTCTGAAAGTTCCTCTGCAAGTTGTTCTGCAACAAAATCGTCTAATTTTGTTACATGCTCACTTGTACGAATTCTGTCTGCTCTAAGTTCTTTTACTTCCTTAGCGACTTGTTCTGTTACAAACTTGTCTAATAGTTTTGCGTGTTCACTGACAGCCTTGCGGTACTTAACTTGTTGGTCTGCTAATGCTTTCCTGTCTTCTGCAAGTTCTAATACTTCTGCTTCAACTTTTGTAGTGATGAAGTTGTCCATTGCTTCAACGATCTGACCTTTGTCATGCTCGTATCTTTGGGCAAATTCTTCTCTAAGTTCCGCAGTAAGCTCTTCTCTTGCTTCAACAAGTTTGCTTTCCCAAGCCTCTTGAATAGATGTACCCACTTCTTCCGAAAGGTCCATTCCTTCAAGTATCTCGTTAAATTTCACTGCCATAGTAGTCTCCTACTTACTTTGTATTTAATTCCTTGATGAATCGAGTAATTTCGCCCATCAAGTGTTTTTCTGCACTTTTATCGTGTGTTAAAGCGGCCGCAGTATTAAAAATCTGCTCGCCACCTCTCATATTGAATAAACTTTCATAGATTGTTTTTGGGTAGGCATCCGGAGCACTCGGTTGTGCCACAATGTCTACTGTTACTATATCAAAATCAGAAACTTTACCGCTTTCATTCACGTTACCGCTTCCTCTACTTGATACACCTAATTTTGCTCCCGCCTTTAACAATGCTGACGCAATGTTTCCCATCGGTGTCTCTATGATTTTAAGTTTACCCATGCCATTATCGCCATCCATATGCATGTCTGTGATTATATGGCTTACTCTATCTAGGTTGATTTGTAACTCTTCTGGGTGATCTAACTCTCCCATTACAGTTTCTC